CCACCCGAAACCAGCGGATGCGAAGCCGAGAACAGCGGAACGCCGTCGCCACCGGGATAATCGGTGTCGAAGCCGTTGTTCAGGGTTGCAGCAGCCTTGGTCTGCTTGGTGTACGCCATGGCGCGAGCAAGCGCCTTGGTGTAACGCGACGACAGCGAGTCATACAGGTTGTCTTCGACGGCTTCTTCCGTGATCGAGAACCCGAGGGCAATCGTTTCATGGTTGTAGCGTGCAGTGAACACTTCCTGTGCGTTGTCGTAGGCGATAGCCGAACCTTCGTTCTTAACCGGAGCAGCCGAGAAGCCCGACAGCTTGGTTTCTTCTTCGAAGGAACGTTCGGAAGTCTCGGTTTCGTAGATTTCCTTATGCTCTTCGCCGTAGCGTGCATACTCGAGGCCGAACAGGGCGTTCAGGCCGGGCAGGAGCTCTTTAAGGAGCTGTGCGCGTGAAATTGCCATTGGTCAGTCTCCTATTACACGCCGGTGGGGTTGAGGTACTGGTGCATGCCTTGGTTCCACTTGACGATAACTTCGGTGTAAGAACCGGGGTTACCAGCAGGTGAAGTTTCAGGCACAACGTCGATCACGCGCACCGGCCACGTTGAAGTGGTGTTGGTGGTAGCGCTGATAGCGACTTTCGAGTTACCAGTGATGGTGCTACCAGTATTCTGGACCAGTACGGCATTGTTGCCGACCGCAGTGCGGGTGACGGTGCCGATGGTGGTGCCGCTCGAAACCACAGCAACCTTGAACAGTGCGTCCGGATCGTCCTGCACATAGGCCATGACGTCGGAGATGTTCGTGGTGCCGGGGTAATACTGGCGGAAGGTTTTGCCGAACACCGGATCGGTGTACGAGCAACCAAGGAATACACCAACCGGCGTAGCAGCGCTCGTACCAGTGTCTTTCGCCAGAGTACCGGTGTTGGCCAACGTCACAACGTCACCATAAAAGATGGCCGTCGAGGAGTTGGTTGCAATCGGTATCTGCCGGGTAGCACCAGCAAAAACCTGTCCGCCGATCAGATTGATCGGAATTAGTCCGTATGGACTATCTACAGAAGGATATGACATTTCTATAAGCCCCTAGCTTATTTGCCTCTACCAAATGATGTCGTAGACCGTTTCTCACGAAATAGCGGCATACGAGCATCGCTCTCGCGCATGAAGTTGTTGTCTACCGACTCCATCTGGGACTGATTTTTCTGGGCGTAATAATCCTTACGCTGAGCCATCATTTCCGTAGGTGCCTTACACAACAGCAGTCCTGCGACTTCGATGTTGTCTTTGAAGCGGCTGTCCGGGTTAACCAAAAGCTGAAACTGCGGCTGCTCCTCGATCCGGACCGGCTCCCAACCTTCTCGCAGCTTAGACGAGATATTGCGGGGGTCGTTCTGGTTGAGGGTAGCAATGCGTACCCAACGATACACATAGCCGGGTTGTTTGTCCGGTTCTGGCAGGGTCGAAGCCGGTTGCCAGACTTTGGGACGTTCAGCTTCCACGCGCGATTGACGAGGTGCACGAGTGGGTTTTGTGTCCCCGTCGAGCATTTTCTCGATATTATCCAAAATGTTCTCCGACATATTAATTCTCCATCTTCATGAGTTCACGAGCATATTGCTCGGGGGTCAGGCCCAGTTTCTTTGCGATTGTGAGCTGAGACTGTTTGAGCACGATCTTTTTGGGGGATCGGGTTCGAGAAGCTGGAGCAACTACCGGAGCTGCTTTTGAGTCGCGTGTGGCGGGCTTGGCCTCACCATTTTCCACTCCATCCCCGAAATAATCGGGGAAGCGACGGCGCATCGTTTTGTCGACAACGCCCCAATATTCGTCGGTGCCTGCGTATTGCGGGCCTCGTTCAGATACGAGCTTCTGGTGAAGCCCGAGAGCAGCTGCAGTCATTTCCGGATCGGTACCGTACCATGTGTTACGCTCTTGCCACGCAACGGTTTTAGTATCGAGCCGGGGCTGTTGCACCTGCTGTTGTGGTATTTCTACCTGACTTTCAGTGGGTTGTAAAGTAGGTCGATAATTCCTGATCTGCTGCAGCTTGTAGCTGGCTACATTGAGCTTCTCCTGAGCGTCCGTCATACGGTCCGCATCACCGGACTCATATGCTTCCTTATACTCACGCTTGGCAGCGGCGATCTCATATTCAGCGGTCTGGGTATAGCTACCGATCAGCGACTGTTCACCCTGCATGAGGGTCGCTTCGAGTTGACGCGTGCGTTCCAGAAGCCGTTGAGCAGTGGAAATAGCTTCCGCTTTTTCGCGTGCTTCACGCTCTTTTTCCCGGCGCTCGTCGTGCCAGACCTTTTTCATCTGCTTGAGGCGGGTTTTGACCTTTTCGGAGTATTCCTCAAGCTCGTCGGCTTCGAGTTCCTCCACCAGCTCCTTCGGCATGGGCGTACGGCCCCTGTCCTCTTCGGGAGTGTCGTCTTCTACCTCGATTTCAGGCTTTTGCGGTTCAGAAACGGGGGTTTCATCCTCAATCTCGAACGAAAAGTCATCATTTTCGTCGTTCTGCATATTCATTTTCGTCTCCTTTGTACGGCAGAATGCCGTTTTTACGCGCGGCTGATACCGCGCGGGTCTTCAACCACACCCTCAACGCTATCGTCGTTGATGATACGGAACTCGCGTCCGTGAATTTTCACCCTGCTACCGGCCATCGGGCGAGTAACGATGAAATCACCTTCTTTGCACCACGGCCCTGATGGGAAACGGGTCGGGTCTTTGTACGCATCTGGGCCGATTTTCAGCACCAGCAGCACAGGAGTGGTTAGCTCCTCATAGTGCATGGTCGAGTCGGCCTTATAGATGCCACCTGCGGTCTTTTCCTCGATTTCGGGGAGTGCGCACAGGATGCGATAACCTGACGGGTCTGGGAGCTGCTTAGCTTTCCGCTCGTCGGTATCCGGCAGCACAGTCGCTGCATCAGGGTTATCAGGGTCAGTCCCGAGGAAAAGTTCGGGGGTACTCGGCAGAGTTTTGTCCTCTGTATCAATCATCGTCATGTTCCAATCGTTGGGCGGTATCCGCAAGGATACTGGTTGCAATCATAAGCCCACGGATGATCCCGCAGGCATATTTATAATCGCCATGGTCTTTGGCTCCGCCACGAGCGAGATCGTCGCCCATGACATTCACCTCTTCCTGAATTTTATCAGCGATATACTTCAGTACGTCATTATTCATTCGCCCTCCTTAGGTGCTGGTTTTTTGGAAACGGGTTGTTGGGGTTGTGCCATCTGCGCAGTCTCGCGGGCGATCTCGACGCCCAGACGAAGTCCGGCTTCCTGCTGTTTTGCCGACAAGTTGGCCTTGTCCGTGGCAACTTTTGCGCCGACCTGTAGGCCAGCGATTTCTTTCTGTGCGGCGATGCGCTCTTTCTCGATGTCGAGCCGGTCGTTCTTTTCCGCTGCCTCGACCATGAACTTCTTCTCTTTGAGCTCCAGTTCCTTCGCCTTGAGCTGCAGTTCTGCCTGCTGCATCTGGACCAGTGGGTCTTGAGCCACCTGCTGCGCCTGCTGCTGGGCAGCTTCGGCTTGGTTCTTCTGCACCAGCTGGGTAGCTGCTTGTGCAGCGAGCCGCGACACGGCGATCTCGGTCTGCTCGTCCATCTCTGCGCCGGGAGGCGGCATCGGGACACCTGCCTGCTGCTCGATCTGACGGCGATACTCGAACGCAAGATGCTCTTGGATATGTGCAGCTGCTGCGGCCATAATGGCCTGCGCGTTGGGGCTCTGGCCGACAAGCTGCGCCATCTTCGGGTCTTGCATAGCCGATATATGGACGGCGATATGCGCCTCGTGATCTTGGTAAATGAACGCCTTCACGGGCTTGCCGTTCAGCAGGTCCATATTCTCCGACACAGGGTCGCGCGGCTTCATGCTGTCGTCGTCCTTGAGCGGCACGAGCTTCTGCGCATTCTTGATACCCAGCACCTCGAGCATCTGCCGGTGTAGGTAAGGCAGGTCGTAAATCTGCGGCGCGGTCTGCGCCAACTGAATAACAGCTTGATACTGGACGATTTTCTGCGCCATGGTGGCAGCGTTGGGGTCCGATACAGGGATAACCTCGACGCTGTCATAGTCCGACTTCTTGGCCTTGCGGCCACCTTCTTCCGGCTCGTAATTATACTCGTCCGGGGTGTAGTCGCGGATGATGCCCTTGAGGAGCTGGAACTCCCGCTTCATCGCGTAGTGGATGCGCGCCTGCACAGCCGACATCATCTTCAAGGTACGCTCAAGGATAGCCAGCGTGGTACCCACCGGTGCCTGCCCCGACATATCCGAGACCTTCATATCCGCCATACCGGCGAACTTGCGGCCTTCTTCTACGATGGTACCCAGAAGCGAATAGAGTACTTGGCTCGGCTCCTTGTATGGCAGCGGCATGATATTGTCGCGCATTGTACCCGACGCTACGTCGACATCTCGCCACTCAGCCGGGCTTATCGGTGTGTCGTCACCCTTGACGCGAAGGCCCTTAGTTTTGAAGCCACCGGGTAGGTTAGACAGAGTGCCAGCATCAACAAGCTGACGAATAAGGCTGGTACCAGACTTAGCAAAAGCGCCAATGAGGTGAATGAGGCCAAAAGCGTAGAACCCAAAGCCCGGCACATATGAGTAATGTACGAAGTGGTTGCGCTTGGCCTTTTTCTTGTCATCTGGGTTCCAATTGCGACGGATGGACAGGACCATCTCGGTAGCCTTGTCGATGGTCACGACATAAGGCAGGGCTACGCCCTCATCTTCCTCGTCTCGGAACTTGTCGTCCTCGATGATGAGGTCGACGTGCATCTCCAACAGCTTGTAGCGGTCGTCAGTCTCGGCACGGAAGCCAAGCTGCTCAGCTATGGCCTTCTCCACCTCGTCTAGGGTATTAGTGG